CCCCACTTGCAGACCATCATAAACGTGCTTGGGAATGGGCCGAAGGAATTGTAGAGGGTAATCCACCTCCAGCATTGATTGAGTGTTGGTTCCGTGGCGGTGGCAAAAGTACGACTATGGAACTTATTGCCAGCCGGATTGCCGTTAAAGCCTCAAGACGTTTTCTCCTCTACGTATGTGCAACCCAAGATGCAGCCAACAGACACGTACAGGACATTGCCAGCACGATGGAACGTTGTGGTATTGAACGGGCTGTAAACAAGTACGGGTTCAGTAAAGGATGGAATGCAAGCAAACTCCGAACAGCAAATGGCTTTAACGTATTGGCGTTTGGCTTGGACACTGGCGCACGTGGTGTCAAACTTGATTACCTGCGCCCAGATTTCATCATTTTTGACGACATAGATGAGTTGGATGACAGCGTCACTCGTGTCGATAAAAAGATTGCTACCATCACGCAAACCATCCTTCCGGCTAAATCGACTGACTGTGCAATTGTATTTGTGCAGAACCGCATCCACGCAAACTCCGTTATGTCTAAAGTGTTGAGTGGTGAAGTCGATATGCTGCAAAATCGCGTGCAGTCACCGATTGTTCCCGCTGTTGAAAACCTGACGTACACAACGGAAGAAAAAGAAGACGGTCGTATTGGATATCGAATTACAGGTGGAACCCCAACATGGTCGCACAAATCATTGACTGTATGCCAGCGTGAGATTGACGACTTTGGGTTGATATCGTTCCTACGTGAGTGTCAGCACGAAGTTGGCGTTGGTGGATTGTTCTTCCCAGACTTCAAGGAGTGGGGGCCAGATGGAGAGGCATGGCACGTTGTGGATACGGTCCACGTCCAGCCTTGGTGGCGTGTATGGGCAAGCCACGACTTTGGTATTGGTGCGCCCTGTGCGTTCATTCTGTATGCCTCTGACGATAAGGAAAACATCTATGCTTTGGCAGAGATTTATGAGAAGGGTCATGTATCGAGTTCACAGGTCCAACTTGTACTGGACTTACTACAATCTCGTGGCATGGCGGAACCAACTAACAAGCAAAACCGATTAGGCAAATGGCAGACGCGACTAGAGGCTATTGCCTTTGACTACGCCAATACATTTCCGCCAGAGAATTATGCGCAGCGCATTGGTGAGTATCCGGTCGAAGTCTGGTGGGAGCGTGGGCTTCCTGCTGTACGCGCCGTCAAAGACCGTAAGGCTGGATGGAGACGCATCAAGGAACACTTGTGCGCTACCTATATGCTTGATGGCAAGGCTGTGCCAAAACTACGCATCACGAGGAACTGCCCTAACCTTATCAAGGAATTAAGCAGGACAATGGCCGACCCTAAAGACCCAGAGGAAATTGACCACGGCACAAAGCATGACCACGCTATAGACTCATTTCGGTACGGAATGATGTGGCGTGAGTATCCTGTGGCTTGCCCAGAGATAGATGCCAAAAGAGCAACTCGACCATCGTGGCTAAATGAGGACAGGAAACGCGAATGGATATAAGACTGTTTGTCTGGGCTTTAGTGATATACGTGGTCTTTTCGTCCACGTGTCTCTATGCTATCTATTGCGTATGGACAGAATTGCGTAGGGTGACCGGTTACAAAAAACCGACTAAGACGAAACAGGAATACATCTAATGGCTATTGGCGATATTCTCGGCGAACTGGCGCGTAAGATGCAGCCACAAGCACGAATGACGGCTCTCAAATCACCAAACAATTCTGGCACGCCGGGTAGTTTTGCTGATGGAAGTTATGCGCTTAGGAATCCAGAAGACCTCACTCTGGACCACGGAAGGCAAGACTGGGATAAAGAGCCTGCCTTAGATGAAGGCGAGAAGAAGCGCATCTATATGTTTGTGCGCGACTGCTTTCAGAAGGCGTACAACGCCCGACAAGAAATGGAACTTGAATGGGCATTGGCAACCTCGTTTTTTGAGGGCCGACAGTGGATGCGTATTGCATCGCAAACACGAAACCTCATTCAACTGCAAAATACAGATGAGCCAAATCGCTACATAACCATCCAGAAGATGCGCCCACTTATTGATGGAGTAGTTGGAAAACTAACCCAAGTTGCTCCAGATGCATATGCAATTCCTTTGTCTGATACAGAGACTGATAGGTTTGCAGCCGACGAAGCCAACATTATCTGCAACCACTTTAACCGCAAGTTTAAACGCGAAACGCAACTCAAAGAACGTGTTAGGTGGGCGTGTGTTTGTGGTACGTCTTACTTGAAGGTTTACTGGGATGCAAAGGGGATGCAAACGGTTCCGTACTTTGACCCAATGACCGGCGAGGTAGCCGGTTACGAACAGATGGAAGTCGGCGATGTCCGCGAGGAAATCCTACCGGCTTTTGATGTTTACATTGACCCTACGGCAAAGCGTGATGAAGACATACGCTACATGATTCACGCTAGTGTCCGACCACTTTCTTGGTTCGTGGATAACTACGGTAATGCAGGACGCAAGGTTACAGCAGATGCAATGTCTGGCCAGAACTCGTCTTATGTTGATGCATATCTTGAAGGTGGCAATGGAAGCGGTAATGGATGGGTTCCTGCCAGCACTGCCAGACTTGGTCAGATTGAAAGCCGCCGGAATGCAGCCGTACTCTACGAGTACTGGGAAAAGCCAAACGCCCAGTATCCAAACGGGCGATACATAGTAAGCACAAACTCAGCACTGCTGTATGCAGGCGATTGGCCATACGAGAAGAAGGATTCGTTCCCATTCATTCCAATCCGCTGGCAGCCACGTTCTGGTACGACATATGGCTATTCACTTGGGTTTGACCTTTGCCCATTGCAGTTGACATACAACCGTATCTACAGCCGCATGATTGAGCAGTTTGAGGGTCAAAAAGACTACGTGATGATTCAGAAGTTGAGTGGCATCGGTGCCGATGCGTTCAACAATATGAGCGACTCCGTTGACGAAGCAGACCGCATCTACCGCAAGATTTACTACAACCAAGCAACGCAGCCACCAATAATTCAACGTGCGCCGGGTATTGGGCAAGACTTATTCCCAATGCTTCAGATGCTTGAAAAGGACATGATGGATGTAGCCGGACTACATGACGTGTCACAAGGTATGGCCCAAGCAGGAACACCTGCTGAATCAGTTCGCTTGCTGCAACGCGCTGACAACACACAGCACTCATATATTCGTGCAGATATGGAAATTAGCAACGCACGTATCAAAGAGTGGGAAGTTGCTCTTGTAGCACAGTTTGGTGTCGCGCCGTTTATCGGCCAGATGGAAGAGAAACAATCTCCTGCTGATGAACTCCGAACAGGATTGATTACGTTTGACCACATACGTCAAGGTGGCCAATACCGAATTGAGTATGTCCCGGGTTCAGCACAAGAGGATTCGCCAGACCAGAAGTTGCAGAAACTTATGGCCTTCCGACAGATGGGATTGTTTGGTGACCCAGCAGACCCAGAGACAAATATGCTTGTCGTCCGTATGTTGAAACTGCCAGAAACGTCCATGATTATGGAACACCTTGCTGCACAGAACGAAAAGATGCAGCAGATGCAACAGTTTGCTATGGAACAACAGCAAGCACAGAATGCACCGCCGCCATCTGGATTTGACCCAGAAGCAGAACAGATGAAGGCACAACTTGACATCCAGAAGATACAGGCCCAGCAGGGAGCAAAGATGGAAGCCGATATCGTCAAGATGCGAGAACGCAGTCGTCTCCTTCAAGAGAACGACGCATCCAAGTCTATGGTGAAGTTGTCGGAGGAAACTCTCCGGCAGAATATTTTGCCATCAGACCAGCCAAACAGTGGCAAAACAAGATAGTAGGGAGCAATAATCAAAATGTCAGAAGAGATGGCGATACAGACACCGGCCTCGCCGAACGGTGCTTTGGACACAACGGGCACTTCCAGTGCCATTATGGACATGGTCCGGGATGTCGTCGAACCCGGAGCAATGGGACAAGACGTAAACACAAGTTCCGTCCCCGAGTCATATGACGTATATGACTTATTGGGAGTTGAGCAAACTCCTGCCGCCGACCAAGGCGAACCCGGCCCTGTACCGTATGACAGGTTTAAAGAAGTCAATCAAAAGGCTAATGATGCAAGCGACAGGCTGAACCGTTGGAATGACGTAATCAGCGAGTTTGAATCTAACGGCTACCGGTCAGCCCAAGACCTCCAAGCAGCAATGCGGCAACGTGAGGTACAGGCACAAGAGGACGCAATCGTAAGTCGATACCGCGAACTCGAAGCAAATGACCTGATTGACCCAGCAACCAGTCAATTGCAGTTGCAAGCAGAGTTGGAAAGATTCCGATATCAGCAAGCAATGCAACAAGTCTCGCAGTACATGGTTGGCCAGCAAAAGCAGAACGCTTTCGCGCAATATCCTCTTGCACGTAAGAACGAAGCCTTTGTAGACCAACTGATTCAGCGAGGAATGGACGCACAAGAAGCCGCTTCTCTTGTTCATGGGCAGATTGAACAACTCACAAAATCGTTGGCCCCTGAGTTACTTGCTCGGCTTCAATCTGGTCGTACCGCTCCCACGCCAAGTGGAACCGCGCAAACGCTCAATCAACCAACGGCTCCAACTAATAATCGGGCTACTGGAAACGGTGGTCGTTCTGCTCTTAGCCAACTGCTAGGGATAACTCGTAGTCGTAATAACATCTAAGGTGAAACACAATGGCAATTGATTTCAATGGTGCGCTTACACTGGCGGACCACGCCGCTCTAAGCAATGACCCGCTCGTCAAAGAAATTACAAAATCTCTGCATCAAACTTGGAATGCCCTTAAGGACATCCCACTCTTTACCAGCCCTAGCCTCAAGCAGGTTGGTATGCGCTACCTCAACCAGAATATTCCTGCTCCTAACTGGACGGGTGTAAACTCTGAGCCTGTAGCAGTCAAGGGTAAGCCAAAGTCTTACGAAGAGTCGCTCTACCTTGTTCGTAACAAGATTCTGGTTGACCATGTTCTACTCGACCAGCCTACGAACATCATTGACCCAATTGAAGCGCAGGTCCAAATCTTCCTTGAAGGATTTGCATATGACTTCAATGACAAATTTGTAAACAACAACCCTGCGTCTCCTGCGCCGGGTAATACTGCTGACTGTTTCCCGGGCCTTGCCTATCGTATGGATAACGTCGCTGATTACGACATTCCTTCCGAGATGGATATTGCGCTTACGGGTGGTTCCGCAGACTTGTTTACGAACACATCAACGACTGCAAACAACTTCATCTTCAAGATGCAAGAACTGCTTGACAACATGAATGCACCAGATGGTGACGGCGTTGTCTTTTACATGAACGAAGCAACCAAGCGACGTATCGAACTCAACATCCGCGTAATGGGTATTGGTGCTGGTTTTGATATCACCCAAGATTCCTATCAGCGTCCTGTTGAAAAGTACAAGAACGCTACTATTCGTACGGTTGGACGTAAGTCTGATGGTGTTACTCCAATCATTGCCGACAACCTAAACAACGGTGTTGCTGGTGATGCTGGCAAGTGTTCACACATCTTTGCTGTCCGCTATGGTACTGGTTACGTTCAGGGATGGCAGAGTGGTCCATTCAAGCCACAGTATCTTGGACTTTCAAAAGAGAATGGCATCATGCATAACGTCGTATTTGACTGGGGTGTTGGACTTTGGGTTCCTCACACTCGTGCAATCGGCCGCATGAAAGTCCGCGTCTCCGCATAATCTGAAAGGAGAGCAACAATGGCTCGTGACGGAAAACAAGTATTTAGGTTTACCCAGCAGGCATTCGCTGCTGCAAACCTAATGGCGGTAAACAACTACAACATGGGTGCCACGGCATCTAGTGGTGCAGTGTTTTATATGAGTACGGCAGGTACGACGAGTTTCTTCTATCACGGTTTTAGTAATTCACTGAACCGTTCTGGATTTCGAGATACCAATGCTAACCAGTCAATTCTCGTTAGCGGTGAAACATCTGCTATTGTGAACGACCCAGCAATTATCGGCAATACCAACGGTAGTGAGCGTTATTGCCATGCAATTATTCAAACGTATGGAAACTACGGCACAACTGCATGGGAACTGTTTGTTCAAGGTGCATCGGATAGCGGCACAGGAACAGCAGGTACTGACTGGACGCAAATCAGTGGTTCTGTCGTACTCAACTCCACAGCGGCTACAACGCAAACGACAACCGCAATTACGGCAGGTCGTGCTGCGTTTGCAACAGCGCACAACTTAAATGTCGGAGACGTTATTATTCCTCGTACATCTGGTACTGGATTTGCAGCGTTTCAGGCTTTGATTGTTGCGTCTGTAGCAAGCCCGACAGAAGTTGATTTGTCTTTGACATATGGTGCGCCACGAAATACTGCATTGAGTGGTACTACCATTGTTATGGATAAACCAAACAGCAAGCGTGTTGTTGCAATGCCACTTAGCCCTAGTACTAAACCTTGGGCGCGTGTGATGGTACGTGCTATCCCGGTTGCCGCTGGTGCTGTAGCAATCAATACTGCGGCCTTTGTAGACCAAGTCTTCTTCTCTATGGGACGAGACTCGGCTGCTGTATCGTAATGACACAAAACAGGGGGAGTAGAAATACTTCCCCTGTAGGAGAAATTAATGGCACGAGATAGAGAACTCTTTTTCACATTCTCTGACGTTGGCTCTGCAACAAACGTATCGGCTGTAGATAAGGACATTACGCTCACACCGTTTCGTGGTGGCCTTGTAACCCTTACAAGCACTGCTAACCAGTGGGCTGTCGGTTATTCCGACTCAATGAACTTTACGCATTTCCGTAATCAGATTGCAGACACTAGTAACCTGACTACCGAAACAGTTACGTCGGCAATTCTTGGCGACCCAATCCTTCCTAATAGCACTGCACTTTCAGAATATTATCTGCGTGCAGCCGTTGCTCCGATTGGTTTTGTTGGTCCAGAGGCTTGTCAGTTTATTGTTCAGGCTGCATTTGATAGTGGTTCTGGAACTGCTCCAACTGCAAACACTGCTTACACTCAAGTTTCAAGTGTAGGCATCTGTCCTGCTACGGCAACAGCGCAAACCGTTAGTGCTACAGCAGCAAGTCCTGCTGTATTTACACCTAGCGTTGGTGTTGTTCCAGCATCTGGAAGCATCATCATGTTTACTGCGTTGGGTAGTGCTGGTACAGGTATTGCTGTAAGAACCCCTTATGTAGTATTGCAAACAGCCGCTACAACGTATCAGTTGGTTACAACTCTTGGCGGTACCACTGCTGTTGCAATCTCTACGACTGCAATGACTAACGGAACTGCACTTGTAGGACAGAATGCAACGAACTTGACTCCTATTGGTCTTGTTGATGCTTCTGACCGCATTCAGTTCTCTCAACCTGTAGCAGTTGGCGACACAATCATTATGGGTGCCGCAGGTTCTGTCACTGGACTGACCGCAGGTACGTTGTATTACGTTACCGGTGTGTTCAGTGATGGTGTAACGCTATCTACATCCAGCGGTGGTTCTACAGTTGCTATCGGCGGAAGTGTAACTAATGCATTCTTTGGCAAGGTGGACTTCAACACGTTGAATGCTATCTTCCCATCTGCTGGTACTGGAAACGTAATTACAACTGCTGTTCCACACGGACTTACAGTTGGTGAATTGATTGTTCCATCTGCTACGGTTGTCAATGGATTGACCACAGGACTTGGCTACTATGTCCTTTCGACACCTAGCCAGACAACCTTTACGGTTTCTGCAACACTGGGTGGTGCAATACAAACAGTGTCGGCAACACCCGCTGCATTGTTTGTTGGACGACCTCCAAAGATTGTCAATGTTCAGGTAGGTCTTACTACTCGTCCATGGATTCGTGCAGCAGTACAGCAACTTAATGGTTCTGCTGCGCAGGATGGCTACATTGCAATTTACAATGCAGACATCTCAGTCGGCCGTGATAGCGCACAGGTAGCGTAATGACAAGAGCGCAACTCAAGCAACGTATTCGTGTCCTAGGCGGGCATCTCTTTAATGGGATGCCTGACCAAGACCCGTTTGGCTTGGACTTGCTCTTGATAGAAATGGCCAATCAGATAGCACGGTCTACCGACTGTCTGGTTGGCAGACGTTACTTAGACACTGTTGCTGAGGAAGACGAATACTGTGCCCCGGACATCTACAAGATACGGGGCATTTACTTCTTGGACGGCAGTGACTATAAACGAGTAAGACAAGTCAACTGGTCGGCTCGAATCTTTGATAGTCAACGTAACAACACAACATCATCTATGCCAGATATTGTTGCTGTTTATGGCATGAACCGTATTCGGTTTAAGCCAGCACCAGATTCTGCTATTACTAGCGGAGTGATGCTCGAAGGGTTTATGCAACCCGGAGACATCTGGCAATATAACTCTTCTGGCACCATCGATACTTCTGTCCCAACAGAAGACCATGAGTGCCCTCTTCCTAACGTAGCGCATGACTGCCTTGTGTACGCGGTCCTTATGACTCGCGCTGTGCAGATGCGCGACCAAGCAGGCATACAACTCTATTCAGCGGAATATCAGCGCAGGTTGGGCGACGTAGAGGCCTACGCGGCCATGTATCACACGAGGGCAGTGTAATGGCAACCCTAGCAAACCTGCGTAATGACGTATTAATCCTGCTCAATGAGATTGGAACGGTCACTGCCAACGTAATTGGCGCGTTGCCTACAAGTACTGGTGGGTCGGACATTGTCACGACTGAGACAACTATCGACCAGTTCATTAATGAAGCAGCCGCTGAGATGGCACGCACGTGTGTCTACATTCCAACTACGGTTACCATATCCGGCCACACTGGGTCCGTAGTGTCGTTGTCGTCATCGTCAATCTGGTGGCCAATGAGTGTGACCGCTGGTACAACTTTGCTCCAGCACACAAGTGATTTACGACTGCGTGCATGGCAGCCTAACTTTGAAACTTTCAGTGGTACGTTGACCCTGCCAAATGGTGGCACCACCACAACTCCATACTATTGGTATCGACGACAGCCCCAAACAGTCGGAATCTTTCCAACCGTGGCATCGTCAACAAACATAGTTGTTTATGGGGCTGGATTGCCTCCAACTATAACTGCTGTAGCAGATGCAGTCTTTGCTCAGGATGATGTCCTACGAAATACATTGCCGGTTTACGCAGCATACAAACTGGCAATGAAGAATCTTGATGACCCATCGTTATCCGCACGCATCCAAGTTTGGCAGCAATGGTGGTTTGATTCAACGCAATCGTTGTGGAATCAACTAGATTCATCGCTCAAAATGGAAGGCAGCCCATATCAAACACCGCCGACGGCTCCGCCGACAGCAAAGTAGGACTGCAATGAAAATAGCGTATGGCCGATTAGTACTCATCGCTTTAGGAGCGTTTGTGGCTAGTGCGGCACCAGAGTTTGACGCAGCATGGAAAGCGTCACATATTCCAGACACGGCCCCATTTGGCGTAGTTGTAAGAGCCTTGATGCTCTCGTCTATTGAAGGTATTCGTGCTGGTATCCCCGCTATGGTTACTGCTGCAATCGCATTCTTCATGCGACAAGACAGCGGCCTACCAATGTTCTCACAACATTTACCGGAGGTAAAAACAGTCAGTGAAGCAACGAGGGATACAGATGGATAAAGAAATTGCACCGACCGAAATCCATCAATTTATAGCGGGCTTTGCCGGAGCCATTGTGGGCACAAACTGGACAAAGATAAAAACCGTTTTTCAAGGCGCAATCACTATATTCGCAGGTGCGGCAAGTGCCTTATACCTAACACCATTAGTTGCACAGCAACTTGGGTGGCATGGGTATTCGCAAATGCTGGGCTTGTCATTTCTATTAGGCACATTAGGTCTTAGAACGGTACAGGCGTTGAATTTGTTCATAGAACGCAAAGTGCTAAAGATGGGTGAGTAACGTGACTCGAACAATAACATTGCAAGAGGTGTTTTTTGAGGGGTCGTGGGTTGTTAGGTTTAATGACAAATCCTTTGGACCATCATCTCCAGAAGACTTAGAAGCCTATTCGGAAGAAATGCTGAACGAAATATCAGGTGCGTTATTGCGGTCGTTGTTGTTTATTGAATACATGAAGAGTGGTAATTCCAATATGTCAGCAACGCTGAATTCAGATGACCCACAAGGGATATGGGTAAGATTAGATGGCTAAAATCCGTGCAACAATACCCACGTCAATCCCGATGTTTTCATCTGTTGGCGCACCTACAAGCCCTGAGATAAGGGCATTGAATGACTACGTTTCAGTAATCACTATGGCGGAAGAAGATGCTGTCATTGATAGAGTCACTGGGTACATTGACCTATTGACGGGAAGTTTAGGAACAGTACGCATCGGGATTCAATCCGTAAATACAACAACTGGGTTACCAAGTGGCACATGGCTTGGCTACGGTGACTTTGCGATGAATGGGACAAACTTCCCGAACTTTTCCACAAAGCAATGGACGTTGTCAACTACGGCTACTATTACCCGTGGTCAATACTACGCCATTGTGTTTTTTGCATTATCAGGCACGTTTAATGGGAGTAATAAAGTTCGTTTTTATACAGTTCGTGGTACTGGTGTTGGCCCAGCATTTTTAACCTTCCCGTACACATACAATATTGACAATGGAGTCGCTAGTGGTAAATCAACTACAGCCGTAATACCAAATTTTGGCTGTGGTACATCTACGAGGCAATATGGAATTGCTACATCAGGTGGAACGCAGGCCTCATGGAACTCTGGCACAACTCCAAACCAACGAGGAATGAAGTTTAAACTACCGTCGTCGTTATGTACGACATTTAAGGTTGTTGGAGTGCGCATGGCTGTAGGCCCCACAAACAGTGCCTCTACGTGGGATTTAAATCTTTACGATTCATCAAGTACAGTTTTGCAAAGTAGGTCATATACAAATCAAGAAGCATTTAATTCAGCCGCTCTATTGATGCGTGATTATTACTTTGATGAGTCAACGCTGACTGCATTGTCACCTAACACAGACTATAGAATTGCGGTACAAGCGACATCTGCAAGTCTTGGCTGTATGACATACATTGAACTGGCAGGCGTATATGATTGCAGTAGTGCGTTTATTCCAGATGGCACATTCCATCTAACTACACGTACGGGAACAGGTGCATGGACTGACACAACAACAACGTGGATGCCAATGCAGTTAATAATTGATGACTTCACTGCATCGGGTAGCGGTGGTGGTGGAATGGTTGTGCATCCCGGTATGTCCGGTGGAATGAGAGGCTAATGTGCCAAAAGAAATACTGAAGCGTGGTGCTACAAGTAACATCATACGTGTCTTCTTGCAAGATTCAGCCTCTACTACAGGTGCTGGTAAGACTGCCCTAACAAGTACATCCAGTGGCTTAATTATCTCGACGATTGCGGACCTTGAGGCTACAGCAACCACGTACACAAGTGCCGCTACAAACGTCGAGACAATCACTACGCTTGGTACATTTGCCGCTCCTACAGCGGGTAAGTGCCGGTTCAGAGAAGTAGATGCTACAAACTTTCCGGGTGTATACGAGATACAGATTGCAAACGCAAGGTTTGCTGTCGCTAACTCGACGCAGTTGCTTATCAGTATTCAATGTACTGGCGTAGCACCTGTCTTTGTTGAGTATCAACTTGTTGCTGTTGACTTAATGGATACTGTTCGACTTGGTCTTACGGCTATACCGAACATTGCACAAGGTAGTGCCGGTGCGTTAATTACTAGTGGTACAGGTACAGCCCAACTGTCAGTAGCGTCTGGACTTGTTACCTTGGCAGGTGTTACACATACTGGAGCAGTTATCCCAACAGTCACAACTGTTACGAATAACGTAGGTGTAGGTTCTATTGCTAATAACGTCATTACAACTGCTTCTATAAATGACAATGCAATCACCTCTGCTAAGATTACTGACGGGACGCTCACTGCGGCAAAGTTTGCAGACAGTGCCTTAGTAATAGGTAGTGGTGCGGCTGGTGGTGTAAAAGCATATCTTGGAGCCGGAAGTATTACGGCAGGTGTTATTGCAACTGATGCTATTGATGCTGATGCGATTGCAAACAGTGCTATTACAATCCGTATGAGTGGTGATGGCACTGCGTCTGAAGGTCGAATAATCGCTGGTTCCATTGCATCTGATGTATGGAATGCATCGTTGGCTACTTACAATGCAGGCTCATCATTCGGACAAAGAATATTGCGTTCGTCTAATGCTCAATCTGAATGTGACGTGACGGCATCAGGGCATATCTCGGCTGAAGTTTATGGACTGCAAAATGCTGTTATTACAGCCTCATCTATTGCGGCTGGTGCTATTGATGCAGATTCACTCGCTACAGATGCTGTTACTGAGATTGCGGCTGGCGCATGGAACTATGACATTTCTGCTATTAGCACCCCGGGAACAGCAGGTTTATTCCTGACAGACACTAACGTAGATACAAGCAACATAGCATCCAGTGTTGCTACCATTCAGGCTAGTACTACTGTTATTGAAAGCATTGCGTACAAACAAAGTATGGCTGACTATCTGTTAGGTAGAAACCTAGCCGGTGGTTCTGATGGTGGGCGTACTGTAAAAGACGCATTGAGAGCATTGCGCAATAAGTCTGAAATTGTCGGCTCTACGTTGACGGTGTATCAAGAAAACGACACAACGTCTGCATGGACAGCGGCAGTTTCATCAAGCGCGTCTGCCGACCCAGTAACAGGGATTGACCCAGCGTAATGGCAGCAGGATTTAGGTCTTATGCATTCCGCTGGTTTACTGGCTACGCCGCAGGGGGCGGAGGGCCAGTTGAACCCGGGTGTCCGTGTCCTGACTGGACGGTAGAGAAGACGCTTGTTAATGCATTTATCAAAGAACAGACCTTGACAAATACATTTAAAAAAGACCAAACACTGACTAATCAGTGGCAAAGAAAGGCTTGTGATTGATGGCAGAAGTACGTTCCGCAATACCTGTAACACAGGCTCTTACTGTTGGAGACCGGTCGTTTACTGGCATGGACACGTATACCGATGCCAATAAACTCCAAGATGGATTCTGTCAACGAATCACCAACCTTGTAGTGCAAAACAAAAGCCTCGTGCCGCGACGAGGTTTTCAAGCCGTTACGACAAATCAGGTCAGTACAACAGGTTCTTATTGGGACAGCATTGCGGTCAAGTCGTCACGCAACACGGTTGCCTCCGCAGTTGTTGTTGGTCAGGATGGTAGCGGCAATACACGTTTCTGGAAGAATGATGCCAACCATACGGATTCATTACCAATCCCTATGTCAGCAACGGGCACGCTTTCATTCAGTAATATTCAGCCATCACTTGTTCGGTTGGCTCAACTCGGTAGGTTTATATACGTTGCGCCGGGTGCTGCGGCATCTGGTACAAGCAACTTCCCATTGCGTATAGACACAAAGATTCCTACTGCTCAGATTACTAGCGTTACAGTAAACACCAACTTCTTTACCAAAGTTGGACATGGATTATCGGTTGGTGACGTTGTAGTTATTACCGCAGGTACAGCCCCGGGTGCGTTGTCATTAAACACGCCATACTACGTGAGTCACGTCAATGGCAATAACTTTTATATTGCCAGCGCGTTGCCAACAAGTATCACAGGAGGTTCTCCTGTAAACCATTTGACGTTTGCGTCTGGGACCGCAATAACGCTCAATACTACGTTCAAAGGTGAAACCGTACCTACGGCAACAGGTCTGATTACGACTGCGCCTGTAGCAGAACTATCACCATTTGTAGTGCGAGACATCCAAGCAACGGCACACCTAACAGTTACTACAGCATTCACCTTGTCTAGTTCGGCATCATTGCTGGCAAATGCTGGATTTACGTTAGGCACAAGCGGCAACCCAGTAGCAAATGGCTGGAGTCAATTTACTGGTAGTAATCAAATTGCAAACCAAAGTGGGTCATCATATCCAACGCCTGCTGAAGGGTTTGTTGCTCAGTTTGATGAGGATGCAGTTAGTGGTACATTTCCCGGAATCTATCAAGCGGTCAATGTACCAACTGAGACATATACAATCTATGGTGGTAGCACTATAGTTGAGCCATCGTCGTTGTATGCGGTACAGGTACGTGTAATCAACTTTGTTCCTACAGTTGGTGACTTGTCTCAATACAACAACCGAGGAATCACGGTCCGCGTCAAAGGTTATGCCTTTGGTGGAGCAGTCATTAACGGTGCAACGTCTTCTATTGTTCTCCGGCCACAGCCAACTTCAAACAAAAGTAACTGGACAACGTATACCCTTATTGCTGATTTCCGTGCATTCAAAGACCAACTAGTCAGTGGTCAAGTCCAAGTTGAATTGCAGAATGCACAGAACAACGGTCCGGGTAGTACAAACTCGGTATACGTTGACTCGGCAAACCTATACGCCATTCCAAACGTACCAAAAACAAACACCAATGACATCTCTGTAGATGCTGACACTAAACTGGTCAAAGTGTATGGTACTAAGGTCAATACAACGGCTACGGCTCCAGCCTATGGTGGATATCTAAAAAACAGGCACTTCTACTACAATGTGTCGGCTACTACAAATAACTGGCAGAACCAAGAGTACATCAGTATCCAATTTAAAGTAGCACCCCAGTACGCAAACTTACCACAGTCATTCACCATCGGATTACAAAATGGTAGCGCAACAACAATTACGTGGGGCAGTGAAGGTGTATACGACCCAGAAAACGGATGGTTATCATTCAGCCTAGACGCGTTTGCTAAAGGTTCACGCAACAACGTCAAGGCCGTTTACATCAGATGTAATAACGATTACATTGTGTCAGATGTACTGGACAGCAAAACGCTACCTACACCGGTGCCTGCAAATGAGGTCATTTTTTATATTGGCAAAATTGTGTACAACGGTGAACTTCAGGCTGGTGGCAAGTACGAGTATGCATTTACTCGGTGGAAGGCTGCGCCATCGTATACGACGACTACCTCGACAAATACGTTTACACAGATTCCACCATACACAATCTCGGGCACTACTGAGACATTCTTTGGTGGTGTAGAGAGTGCGCTATCCAAGATAAGTGTTCCTGTAAATACAAGCAACGCTGAGAGCCGTTTGCGTATCAATCTCGCTGGTGATTTCCGTGACGCTGCTGGGGACGGCTACACGCACTTGTTGGTATATCGGCGCAATACCGCTACGTTTACTGACGGTCGATTTAGGTTGATTGCGCAGGTTGATGTAATGCCAACTACTCCTGTGCTTGTAAGTTCTTCTTCTGGTGTATCGCTAGAGGCCGGTGCAACACAGAGCCAAATTTATATGTTGGACAACGTCGGTGACAACGAACTGTTGTATGACAATCCGCAAGGAAAAACCGGCAACGTGTTCAAGGGTGGTAAAGACTTCTTCTCGAGGGGAAGTGAAACGATAGCCATTCATCAGTCACGTATTTGGATGTCGCTCAACAACACTGTGCAGGCATCGTGGTTGCTTGATAACGATAATGAATACGCATTGCACACAACAGATGTAAACGTACCGACTGACCCTTATTCAGCAATCAAGGGTGCGTCATTTGATGTTACTGGCCAGTTTGACAATGAACCGATTACAGCACTTGTTCCATTTAGTGGTGAGGGTCTAAACAAAAACAATTCTACGTCAAACGCTTTGCTTGTGTTGCGCAACAACTCAATCTTGCCAATTACAGGTAGCGATGCATCGACGTTTACAGTCCTTGGTTTTACGCAAGAGGCTGGCTCTGGATGTATTGCGCCACTTTGTGCGCAGACAGTTCTAGGACGGGTATGGTGGCTATCTAACAGCGGCATCATGCAGTACAACGGTGGAACTCCAGTGCCTGTATCCGTGCAGTTAGATAGGTTGGTCAATGCACGTACTTTCAATCCGTTGATTGCCAATGGTACGGCTCTTACCATTGACCAGACATTGCAACGCCAAGCCTCATCTGTGTCGTTTGACAACAAGTTTATTTTCAGTTCGGCTCAACCCGGCGGCACTAAAGTGGACACATTCTTTGTCTATGACTTCAAGGCACAGGGTTGGTACGAATGGCAGATGCCACAGTTTGGCGGCACCGTAAACATACGGTCGATGTATGTGTTGAACACTGCCATTGATGCTCCAGAACTATATGTCACGGCATCAAACGGCCACATATACAAGTACACGGGAACGCAGGATAAGCAGACAGCGGCGGCAAGTCTGACGGCATTCCGATGGGCAATTCTGTCCCGTCAGTATGGACAGACATATGCGCAAGGTTTAGCATATTATGCCAATAACCTGATTCACCAGATGGATGTACACATTCATTCGGATGCATCAAATGCTGTTGATTGGCGTATCTATAACAATAATCAGCCGGACCTCGTAAGTCCTGTATTCAACATTGACCCGCAGTCGCCAACAGCCGCGTACTTTACGAGTTCAGCGTATACCTTTAGTGCTGGTGAAAAACTGATTGCCATACGCAATATTGGCAAACACGTCAAGGGTGCAACTTATGCTGTTCAGTTATCAGGGTTGTCATTGGCTAATCCATCCTCGTGTCGCATATACGCTTTTATGTTACACGTCGCCGAGGGTGGCGTAAGGAGGAACAACTAATGCCTATTCCAGCACCTACAAGTAATCCCGATGACTCATTACCTAGTGGAGTGGCTCAAGGCCCCGGACTTACACAAGTTGTACTTGCGGTATCAGAGGTCAATGTCGGAGACGTTTATACTGTCTATCCACCCAATATGTGGAGGCTTGAAGAGTTGGCAGCGACCGCCACTGTCAGCATTGATACACCAGCGTGCGTGCGTGCAAATGCCGCAGGCGGAGCAATAACAATAACCTTGAATCCGTCGTCGTCAAACAGTTTGAAGATGATGCACGTAATGAAAGTTGATTCATCCGGAAACAATGTAGTAGTCGCACTACCAGCCGGTGACACGCTCTATGGAGCGGCAGGTTCTCTGACATTGGCGACACAATATAAGTCGGTTACACTGCTGGCAGTAAACAATGTAAATGTTAGCGGCTGGCACATCATAGCAACTACTTGAGGCAACTATGGCACGAAATTTTATGAGCGAAATCGCCAACATGGGGTTTGGCGGCGGCGGAGCATCCGGTTACTACAGCAACATGAACCGTCAATATCCCGGCGTTGGCAGTTTAATGCAACGTGGCCAGCAGGCTGGAAACCTCAAGTATCTATCTGGTACGGCGAATGCTTTAGCGCAAGGCAATGCAAAAGAAGCAGTTAAGTCTGGCATTGGCTTTGCATTGAATAAAAATCCCTATATTGCTGGATTGAACACATTCAATCAGATGACCGGCGGCATTAGATTTGACAAGATGCTGGGAATGGGGCCTAGAAAACCACGGCCTACAGCCGCTCAACAAAAAGCCGAGATGGATTATCAAACGATGCTCGAGGCAGACCGTAACAGATATCTATCTGGTGCCAGCAGAGCAGCAGACTCAGCACAACGGTACGAGGAATT